AGAAGTATAGACCCCGAGGAAGAAGAGGCTCCCATAACGCAGCGCAGCATAGCAATAGCAAAAGCTTTACAATTTGCCAATATATTAATCAAGGCAGCCGGGTGAATAACATGAGAAACAGCAAAGGATCTTTTTACAGGACTGGAGATATTAGTCGTGAGCCCAAGCAGGGCTCTGATTGGTTGGAGCAATTTGCCGAGAAGATGCGAGTACAGGAAGTTGTTACCAAGAAAGATATTCCAGATCCAGAACCCAAAACGCGCAAAACGGCGGCTTCCAAGAGTGCGGTTGAGGTAGCGCGAGAGCGTCAACAAGGGCCTTCTGTATTTGAGATGATGTCATCTATTGTGTCCGCGCAAAAGCCTAAGTACTCTTCGGTAGAGGAGGCGGTTCAGGATTATCAGCGTAGAGCTGGTTTGAAGCCTGTTGACAAATTGGCACAGCTAGCTAAGCAGGTTGTGCAGGCATCTGAGGAGGATGTGGGCCCTGATACTGATGTGAAGTTTGTTCCTAGGCCTCCTCCTTTTGTACCAGAGAAATGGGAAGAGACGAATACTTTTGGTTTCTTTGCCAAGTATCTAGAAGGATTAGCTAAATCTGAAGATCCTGCTGATAGAATGCGGGCTGCTACAAATTATCTAGCATCTAAAGAAACTTTGTTGGAATTATCCGAAGATGAGTTAGAGGACATTAGAGGTGCAGCTAAAAAAACATTATCAGAAAAGGAAGATAATCGTTTCAGTGATTTACTTTCCGACCTAGATGCCAAAGATGATAACGAACGGTGTTCTGATAATCCTGATACCGCCGATGTCCGTTGGGACTCAAAAAAAAAATCCCTCGTAGCTGAGAGTGATTCCAACGCCGCAGATGACGATGTCTGTGACCTGATTACCCAACATCCTGCCATCGAAACCTTTGTCAAAAACCTGATCGATACCAACCCAGGTATTCAGGTTCCCGCCGTACTATACGCCATAACAGAAACCTTTGGCAGGGATGGCGTAGGCCAACAGATTTTCGGGGATAAAGTCCTCTCCAAATGGATCAATAAACAACTAATGGATAATTCTTATCTCCAAGATGAAACCCCGTCCCAACTGGGTAGAGGCGTCGGAATCTCCGTTGATTATGCAGGCGATGATGACAATACCAAGGCCTTCATAGGCTTAACTCCACAGAGAGGGAATTTCTAAAAACCTTCTTGGTAACTTACAGGGGATTTCTTCGCATTAAACTATGAAAGATTCTGGATTTAATGATTTGTTTGGTCAGTTCCGAGATAGTATTCTTAGAGTTGATCCCGTATATTTCTGCGCAAACTACCTAACTATTGATTCCAAACCCCTCAATTTAGAAGGGACAGGATATAAACCCTTCGCTGATATTTATAGGTATATTGGTCTAAAAGCCATCGAACATGATGCCAAACCAGTAGTACTGGTAAAGGGCCGGCAGGTAGGTGCCACTACCATGGCCGCTGCCCTAGAATGCTACTTTACTGCATGTGGTCTGTTCGGTACCCATGAACGCGCCCCTATGCGCCTAATGCATCTGTTCCCTACCTTGTCCTTGGCCGCAGCATATACCAAGGATAAACTAGATGTGATCATTGGTCAGTCTAAACCAGTTCCCGGGACTATGAAAGGAAATGGACTGCCAAAATCATATATGGAAACTAAACTGGATTCTTCCAATCCATCTAATAATAATATGCACTTCAAGAAGTTCATGTTTGGTAACCAGGTATGGATAGAATCAACAGGTTTAGATGGCAATAGAATCAGAGGCCGGTCGATCGATGGGGCCTTCTATGACGAAATTCAGGATATGGGAGACATCGCCATCGGTACAACTAACAAAGCTTTAACCCAATCTAACTACGGAGCTAAGGGTGATGGAGTCCAGGTATATTTTGGTACTCCTAAAACTAGAGGGGGCTCATATTGGAATATGTGGCAAAACTCCTCCCAAAACTATTACCACCTTAGATGCGAAAAATGTGGCAAATACTTCCCCTTGTATCATCCCTCTATCAGATGGGAAGATGTTTGGATTTATGGCCTTACCGTTAAATGTCCGGACTGCGGCCATGAACAGGATAAACTAGAAGCCCAAGAACGCGGTAAGTGGATCCCTCTCAATAATCCAGATACATCCGACTATGTGGGATACCACATCAATCAGCTGTATATCCCATCCTTTACCAGAGAAACTATCGAAAAGGCTAAGCCCGAAAGATCCGCCATCAATACCGAACGCCTGTATATGAACGAAGTCCTAGGGGAGTTTTATGATGGCGAAGGTGGTACCATTACCTCGGCCGAAATCAGAGATAAGTGCGTGGAAAAAGGCCGTAAAATGCTCAAGTTTATCCATCCAGAACTCGGCAAACGTACCTATGCCGGCTTTGACTGGGGCCAGCGTGGTGCTTTGGAGCAAATGGCCGGCAGAGGCAGAAAAGGCTCTTATTCATGTGCCGTAATCCTTACCTCAGATGGCAACCTGTTCAATGTCGAGTTCGCTACTAGATTGCTCCGACCTGATCCGGAAACTAAAATGTCTACCGTAGAGGAAATGTTCAGACGGTATAACATGACCCTCGCCGTAGGCGATATCGGTGATGCTTATGACTTAACTCATAAATTACAGAGAATTTATGATGAAAGGTTTTTAGCTTCTAGATCTTCTCACAAAGTAAATGGGCACGTTAAATATTCTAATGATGAATGGCCAAAGACTATAGTATTTGAGAAAGACTATTACATATCCGAAATATTAGGATTACTAAAAGATGGCAGGATCAAGTTCCCAGGGGGCTCATATGACCGTATTGATTGGCTTATTGAGCACTGTGCCTCCATGGACATAAAAGTCACGAGAGATAAATCTGGAGAGCCTCTAAAGAAGTTCGTCAAAGGATCTGGAGCTAATGATGGTCTGATGGCATTATTGAACGCATATATTGCGTGGAAGTTTGATGTAACACAAGGATTTACTATCGCTAATCCGTTACATATGAAATATGATATTGCTAAAAACATTCGTTCCGAACAAGCCGTGGTTGGATATGTTCCCCAGCTGTTTAGAGGCGGCAAATGATATATAGGATGTTATGATCGAAATCAACAACAACAAGACCAGGGCGGAGGAATTGATTGAGCGTAATCGCCAGATTAGGGCCAGGTCTGAAGAAATGATCCGTAAACGAGCCGCTATAGCTGGGACGCCGGAAGTTACCAATAAAATGGCCAGAGCCGTTAGCGATGAGCGTAAAGAAATGATGCAGATGCAGCTGGAAGCGGGCGAATTCGTAGAACAAGGCTCGGGGTATGTCCCCGCACAATCACAAAACGGTATTGGTAGGTCCCAAACCCTAGCAGGTGTTGTTACCCATAATGCTAAGAATATGTATAAGATGGCCTCCGGAGCAGGGTCAGTCTCCTCCTCTGGGTCCGGGTGGAGAGGCTCTAACGATACCTCTAGGCAAATTCCAGAGGTCTATGGCCCTTTGTGGCTGAACTCTAACTTAAACCTTCCCAGAGACCGTGCCACTATTAATGCGTGGTCCCGTTCCTTCTTTGCCCTAAATCCTATTGTCCATAATGCTATTACTTTACATTCAACTTATCCTATTGCGAAACTAAACATTAAGTCCAAATCTCCTCAGGTAGAGAAGTTCTTCTCTCAAATGATTGATGAGATAGATTTAATGAATATTGCAGTAATGGCAGCTCAAGAGTACTGGATTCTGGGAGAAGCGTTCATATATGGGGAATTAGATGAGAACAAGGGATCTTGGTCCAGGCTAATGATTCTGAATCCGGACTACGTCAATGTACAACGATCGGTTATTGCGGCTGAGCCTATTATCTCTTTGCGTCCAGATGAGAACCTGAGAAGGGTTGTGTTTGGTAATCAGCCCCAGGATCTGCAACAAAGGAAACAGCTGGATCCTTCTATTATAGAACATGTGCGTAGAAATGAGAATATTCCGCTGAATAACTTCTATGTCCATCATATGGCTAGGAAAATCTCTCCGTATGAGATTAGAGGGACTGGACTGATTGTATCTTGCTTCCGTGCGTTGATGCTAAATGATAAGCTCAGAGAATGTTATT